AAGTTAAATTGTTGCAGACAAAGATAACCAAAAGCATCAAACGCATGATCTACACCTAAATTCTTATTAGGTAAACCAGTATTAGGTGCGTAAGTTAACGTCCTAAGTGCTTTTATCAATTCTTTACAACGAGGATGAATTAACGTCCTCCTATCGCCATTAGCATCAAACAGGGCAGTATTGACAGCAGTGATCTTATCTCTGATTTTCCAGGGGCTTTTAGGACTCATAACAGTAAATCCATTCCTTCTTAAAATTGTGTGGTCCGTAACACCAACACCACTGGTTTTTCTCGCACTACCCGTAGGGTCTGGACACGCAATAATTCTTCTCTCCACCCCATACCTTCTAACAACTTCTTCCGCAAAATCCCAGGTAGTAGCTCCACCAGTAAGCATGATCTCATCAAAGACGTATAAATAGTTCTGATGTTTTACCGCACATATTCCCATCATCGGATCTACGTTAAAATCCAGGCCAATTAACAAAGGAAGCATATGTAAATCCTGTACTTCCTTATCAATATTCTCATCAGCAAAGCTAACAGCCACCAATCCAGTAAGATTTTCAAAACTAGCCTCAAATTCCTGTCTGAATGTCCTCGCATCTAATTGCCCTCTAGCGGCTTCAACCTCCTCTTTTGCTACATTACCCCCCTCTACAGTCGTAAAACTCCACCTTTCCCAATCATCCCATTCCTGTTCTCCGCAATAACACCACATATCATAAAACCAACTCGCAGTTCCATCAGGTGTCGATATGAAAAGTGCCCATCCCTGTTTATCTGCCAATGCAGGTCTAATAACTTCAGCCCATACATCTCTATCCATAAATGCTGCCTCGTCCAATACAACTCCAGCTAAACTTCTACCCCTTAACGCCATTGCATTTTCAGTTCCCTTCAATTCAATACTCGACCCATTAATCAAATCCAGTCTCAAATCTGTCTCATTCTTACTCTTAATCCACGTTCTAGGAGTCAACCTCTTTAATTCCTTCCACGCAATATCCTTTGCCATCCGATATGTCGGAGCACAATAAAAATAAACCTCATTCGGCCTGTTAATAGCTCCTCTAAGTAGTTCTATACAAGAAAGGTATGACTTTCCAAACCTTCGCCCAGCTACCAGCACCCTAAATCTCTTATCACTATTAAAAACCTCCCCCTGTGCATACCGCAAACTTATCTCATTCTTCTTTTCACCGCTCACAACCATTAATTTAACAAAAAATACAACTCATACCCCCTATTTATAGCCTATTTACATACTTTTAAGTTATCATTCACTTAAATACATCTAAAAATCCCGTGGTTTCATCTACATTTCCTGCCGATCAACCATTAGAAGAATCTAAGCCTAAAAGAAATATTAACTTCCGTGCCCGTACTTCCTGTCAAAACGTACAATTACGTTCACAACGTCTATACTCCCGTCAGCTAGAAGGTAAAACAACTCGTGCCCTAGTCCTAGAACATTCAAAAATTGAAGGAATCTCAGAAGTAACAGCCTGGCAAGATTGGAAAAAAGTTAAACAATGGAATAAAGAAGATTGGGAAAAAGACAGAGAAACTCTCCTACCTCGCCTCCAAGCCATGAGAATCCGCCTCTTCAACAAAGCAGTCAAAAAAGGTCAACTTCAAACCGCAGCTCAAATACTTGACTCACTAGGCAAAGTTATAGGTGAATCCGTAGAAACAGTTAACATTCAAGCTCCAGAACTCTCAATAAAAGTTGAACCAAAAAATTAATCAGAATATATTTAAGTTGCCCGTGTGTGTATATAGCAGCAAAAATTTTGCAACTAGTCCCCCCAGTGCAAAAAATTAGATTTAATAAAATTTTAGATTAGCTTTTAAACACTATATAAACTCAGTGTAGGAGACTTTATCATGACCTGGGTAATAATAGATATCAAACTTGTGCAAGTGCCTTAGAAGACCTTCTAACCTTAGTTGGTTAATTAGATAAGTATCTATCTCAAAGATATCATCATTTGCAGTCATTCTTGTTTCTATTCCTAAACTGTTGCAGCTTTCGCTAAAATCTTTGTTAATAAATTTAATTGACATTTGTAAGATTTATTTTAACTATTAATAGTATAGCTTAGATATCTATATGATGTCATGTAATATGATATCATAAGAAGTATAAAATTATGCTATACAAATTAGTTTACATTTGATACAATAATAATTAAGCATAGCTATCTTTATTTTTGTTTATTACCTAACTAAGTTTTTGACTCTCTCACATTATTACATCACTGACTCAAAAATACTTTTTTAGATTTATTCACTTACAGAAAGCTAAAGCTTTAAAAAAGAAAATTATCTCAAATCTTACTATTATGAGACTTTATTTATTTATCATTATTTGCTTTTTAGCATCAAGTCTTTTTAACGATAGGCCATTGCAGAATGTGCAAATGGAGAATAAGAACCAGTCTATCCAAAATGTAATTAATCAAATTTAAAAATTATGACTGAGATTAAATTATTTTTATTAGATTCAGAAGTTGCTGAAGTCTTAGAAAACATTGAAAATTTACAACATTTACAAACTTTTATAACTTTAAAAAGAGAAATTTTAAAAAAGTACGAATCTAAAAAAGCTATAGAACAATTAGAGAATTTAAGGTTTTAAAATGATTAATTCTTTAAGCCTAGTATTTTTATTAGGTTTAAAAAATTAATTATTAGTTTAATTAATTTATTAAAAATCTTACTTAAAAAAAATTATTATGACAGTAAAAGAAAAGAAAGAAACTATGTACAAAAATATTTTTGAACATGGTCAAAATTTAAAAAGAATTTTTAACCTGGATTCATCAATTGATGAAATAAAACTATGTAAATCTTTATTCAGAATAGAAAATAAAGCTCATTCAATAGCAGAAAATTTTTGTAATGGTTTTAAATGTACGGAAGAAGAACAAGAAGAAATAATAAATAATATTTTAGATAAAGTAGATAAACTTTTAAATTTTAAAAACCAAAATATCCCTGTATTTTTTAATGGTGACTGTAGAGGATATGCTTTAAAAATAGAAGATTCTTACATGAGAGATAATAAAATTTATCCTTTTCATAGTGATTGGGGTGGTTATGGAATAATCGCACCAAGTTTTAGAGAATCTTAAAATAAGACTCTTTCTTATGTTTTATTAACAAATAACCTTTTAGTTTACTAATTATATGATATAATTCTAATAGTTTATACTTCAAATCTACCATGAATGAATCAAAGCCTATTAAAGGCCAAAAATCAAAAACAAAGCCCATGAATGAAATGATATTTCAATCAATCATGGGTGAATATTTAATTGATCCTACAGAATACTATGAAAAACAAAGTATTCGTAGAGCATATCTATTGAATGATGAAGCGGGTTTAAGACGTATTTTAGAAAGTGAGTATTAATTATGAATTGGACATTAAAAACTAATCAAAAGTACTGGAATAAAGCATATCAGGAATATATGAATGAAAGTACTTTAAGTGCTAAACAAGTGAGTGATTTTATTAAAGTGAATCCATTTGTAGCACTGACAATAGAAAATAAAGCTATTGAATATTTAAGAGGTGATAATTAACTATGAAATATAAAGTAACCTACGCTATAGATTCATTAGATACAGAACCAGTAGTTAAGTTATTTGATGAAGAATATGAAGCATTAGAATGGATGAATGATGAGATTCAAAGAAGAATTTCATATGTTGTAGAGCATAGTCAATTTTCTATTAGTGAAAAGGAATATCAAGAGATAGAAGAGAATGAACATACGCTAGTCAGGATAGAAAAATTATGAAATTAAATCCAAAACAAAAATATAAATACATTGATAAAGATTTAATCAATGGATTTGTTGTCTTAACTGGTAAAGAATTGAATGAAATTCTTGAAAAATCTTATAAAGAATATATGGAGTCTAAAAATGACTAAAAAGATATTAACCACACTTTCACACACTGAACAAGTGAAAGTAACTTTAACAAGTGATCAATTAAAACA